TCGCCTCCAAAATTATATGGATTACCTAATTGATACAAGTCTTCTTCTACTTGAAGAACCATCTCCATAGTAGCACCTGTAAGTTTAACAATGTCATTAGGATAGAATCCTTCTCGTAGCATGTCTTCAATTGTAATCATTAAGTTTTTCATTTTACTCATAGTATTATTATATCATAAAAATTACCCGCTGTACAGGGTAGTATTAATTATCTTGAAAGGTTGATGATACGTGCATCATATTCCATGAAGCTAACTTCTAGTGGAACAAAGACTGTTTTAGCTACGCGAGATGAGCGAACACCTTTACGATATTTGCCATCAAAGAAGTCTGCAGTACATTCAATCTTAAATGCTTTGTAACCACGTTCTTCGGTGATGTCAATTACTTTACCTTCAACAAAACAATCACTACGTCCAACCATTGGTTTGAAGTCATATGCACGAATGATATCACCTACAAATGCTGCTTTTTCAAATTTTAATGTTTTCATATTTGTTTTCCTTTTTTCACTGTATATAGATATTCTACCATAGTTGCGAGTATTTGTACAGGGCTAAATGCAAAATAACTCGTTTTTTTCATATTATGAAACATCATAAGTTATTGATTTATAAGGCTTTTTCTAGACGTAAAAAAGCCCTCAAAAAGTCGTTTAAAATCAACAACTTATGAGGGCCTTCAGGAGGGCCTACAGGCACTTATTTTTAGTCTGGCTTTGAGACTATATCTTGTGCCATCGGGAAGATTTCTGAGATGCATTTAGCGATCTCAAGTGCTACCTCTCTATGTTCTTTCTGTGTACCATTACCTAAACGCAATTCAATGAAGTGAATCCACGAACGTAATGTACCGTTCATATACATTCTACTTACAGTATTACCTTCTGGTAGAATTGCTCGTGCTTGTTCTTTAGCAATTCCTTTTTCAATAGCTTGTGAATAAATGCGTTTAACGTTTTCAATGATAAACTTTTGCTCTGCATCCCACCAAGCTTGCAATTCAACGTCTTCGGTTTCAATAGAATTTTGACGATTCTTTTGATCTTGTAAACGAGCTTCTCTAATTACAAAGTCTAGATCTTTTGTTGGATCTGCATATCGTTGGCTAAATTCTTGAAAGCTAAAACTTCTGTGACGTAAGATCTGACGAGCGATATCGCGAGTTGTAGTAATCTCCATGCATGCACTTACCATTTCTAACGGTGACCAATGAGCATGTTTAATAAGATACTTAATTAACTTCTCAGAAGTTTCCATATTAAACTGGTTAGATGGATTACTTACTCTTGCGCAATATGCAATCAGATCTTGAACGTTTGATAAACCTTCATCATAAAACTCACGAGATGGTTTACTATATGATACTAATTTAACGTCCATCTTCTACCCTTTTAATTTCGTAAACATTACCAGTTGGTAAGGCTATTGAAAACTCTACAGCTTCTTTAAGAGAATCAAATGTTTTATTTTCAATATAGTTATAAGAGTAATAATATACTTTATATTTTCGCTCTTTATCTATTGCTTCTTGAAGAGAAAACTCTTCACCATCTAAAATTGGAATATCGTTCATTAAAGTATTCTTCTGCATTCAAATGCGCTAGTTCCTATACGTACTGCTTTAGCGTATACACAATCCATTTCAATAGATGCTGATGTTTTAACCCAGCCAATACCGAAACCAATGGCAAAGGTTAATACGATTATAACACCATTTTTCTTAAACCATTCTTTGACCTTTTTAAAGTCAATACCATAAATTTCTTCTATTTTATTCATAATTAAAATCTCCAAAAGTTTGAGGTTTTTCACGAGTGCCAAAAGTGTTTAAGGGTTTATCGTCTTGCTTAGTACCAACGTGTGCAGCGTCATCAATTAAAGTTTGTGCTGAAGGTTCAACATCATATAACTTCATTCGTGCTCTGTCGATTCCAATAATAAATCTTTTGTTGGACGTTGGGTCATTATACCTGTTTTTGAGTTGCTTGACCATGACTTGCCCAAGCTTCTCGAGTTCTTCTGTGGAGATGACTGCGAACATAAAGTCTGCCGTTGCCGGTAAACCGAACGATTCCGAAGTATCTTCCAAGCCGACATCTGTGTTTGAGTATCCCGAGCGCGTAGTTTGGGTTGCGGAGACAAGTGGGACCCCTGCTTCAACCGCAAGTCCGCGCATTTCTTCTGCGATCGCCTTAACATATGAGTACGTATTAACAGATCCACCGAGTCCACGAATTCTCGAGGACGCACAAATGTTAAGGTAATCAATGAAGATAACGTCCGGTTTAAAATTCTTTTTAAGTTTAAGCTCATTCAATAATGCTCTAAAGTGACCAACGTGAGCCGCTCCAGTTGGATATTCTTTAATAATTAATTTACCAATATTCTTTTGGCCAATCTTTTGAATCTTTGCATCATAAACTTGCTTTGGTAATTTTTCAAGTTGGTCAATTGGAATATTCATTAGGTTAGCGTCAATACGTTCTGCAATACGCTCTTCGCTCATTTCCATAGTTATGTATAAAGCGTTCTTACCTTGTGCTAATGCTGCTGCAGCCATATGACACATGAATAATGACTTACCAACACCAGTACCAGCAAGAATAATGTTGAGAGTCTTATTGGGCAAACCACCTTTAGTAATCTTATTAAAGTAGTCCAAATCGAAAGGCAAACGCTCTTCAACCTTGTGATAAAAATCATAACGTGAGTCAGAATTATCGATATAGTCATGACCAATGTTGGTATCGAAGCTAACACCCAAAGCTTTAGATAAAATTTCAGGGATTGCATTGTTTGTTAACTCCTTATGTTTACCATCAATAATCTGAATAGATTCCATAATGGCCAAGTAGATAGAACGATCTTGACAAAACTTTTCTGTTTCATCAAGAGCCCATTGAATGTCAACGGGTTCTGCTTTATATGCTCTATCGACTAACTCAAATATTTCGTTAGACACATTTGGAATTTTTTGCAATTCAACTTTTAGTGCCGCCTCAGTTGGAATTGTATTGTACTTGTCAATGAACCTTGAGACTACTGCAAAGAGTAGCTTCTCACCGCGCTCAAAGTATTCATCTTTGAGGAATGGAAGCGCTCTTCGAGTAAACTCTTCATTCGTGCATAGTTGATTCAGAATCAGTTGGTTTATCATTATTACCTAATTTAAATTTACCGGTTTCAAGTGAGTCTTCAATAATGTGAGATAGAATATCACCAAGTGTATTCATAAACTCTACATCACAGTTTAGTTCTTCTTTATCTAAATGTTCTGGTAAATCTACAATCGAATATTGAAAACCAAGTGTTGCTTCATCTCCGTTTTCTTTAATCTGTATTTTACCATACTTGTAAACTACGTTTTTATATTCACCTTCATTAATTTTTACATGCCAAGAATCATCACTAAAATCATTCTCAACAAATGAGTATGAATCATTCGTCACCTGCATCATCGTCCTCTTCAATTTTGTTTTCTTGGAACATTGCTGCATGACCTACTTGGAAAGAATCTGTAATAAACTTTTGAAAGTCTTTTGATGCTAGAATATCTTTCCAGAATTCTTCATTGAGTGTATCTTTTTCTCGAACTTTTTGGCCGATGAACTCACCCGTTTCTCTATCGAGTTTTTGATACCACCCGTTACTAGGTTTACCAACAAAGTTACCAACCAAAGCAATATCCAAAAGGCCTGAGTACTTTTGTATACCGCCGTCAAAAGAAACAGATACAGGAATTTTAGACTTTTCTTTAACATATCTTGATTTTTCTACGTTGATGATGAAGTGGTAACCTTTAATCTCAGTACCATCTTTATCTTGTTGACGACCTAAAATCCAAATCGTATCTGCAGAGTAGTAGATACCTGTGCCACCAGAGACGACAGCTTTTGGAAACATACCGATTTCCATGTATGTATGATTTACTACAACCATTGGTACATCTTTCATAGTCAAGTAAGGTGTAATCATACGGAATAAACCTTTAAGTGCTTTTGCACGAGACATATCAGCAACTGATTTCTCATTCAATGCATCTTCTAATTCTTTCTTAGAAGCAAGGTTACCAACTGAGTCAATAACAATAATAACCTTTTCACCGCGCTCAAGATTATTTAATTGACCAACTACGTCAAACTTTAATTGCTCAACGTCAGTGATAGGTGTATGAAGTACTCTAGACTTATCGATACCAAAAGAATCGAAGTAAGCTTGAGGTGTACCGAACTCTGAATCATAAAATAACATGATTGCTTCTGGATACTTATCCATATAAGCCTTTGCCATTAGCAAAGAGAACGCTGTTTTAAAGTGCTTTGAAGGACCAGCCAAAACTGTAAGTCCTGGTGTAAGTCCACCATCAAGTTTACCACTCAATGCAACGTTAATCATTGGTACTGATGTTGCTACTTCATCTTTACCTTTAAAAAATTTAGAATCCTCGAGTACAGCAGTGTACTCAATTTTAGAATTCTTTTTTAGTTTATCCATCAATCCCATTTATTGCTCCTCAGTGTATACCATTATTATATCACAAGTAATTAAGAAAAGAAACCCTCTAGTGAACTTTTTTCAACTTCAATCATATCTCGGAAGTCTTGAGTTTCACTATGGTTATATTGTAAAAGAATACGATCAGTTGCATCAACGCTATCCCGCTTGCCTTCTAACCATTCTTTAATTTCAAAAGCCATGTCTGCTGCAGTACTTACGGGTACGTTTTGGCAGATATGATTTAAGTTCGCTTTAGGGTTTAATAACTCGAAGTCATGTGGTAAACCCATAATTGACATTGCTTCACGATACGTGATGTATCGATCTTCATAAGGATGTGTTAACATCATTGGATAGTGACCAACGAATGCGCCAATATAATCCTTAGGAACTGTTGTAAGTCTACGCATAATGTTATCGCCATTATTTAACTTCTCATAGATTCGCTTACAACGAGCTTCAATATTCTTATACCCGTTTTCACCCATCCATTTACCAACCTTTAGATAGGATACACCTTTACGCTCTACCCAATCCATAGCGTTGTCTGTTTTAGTAATTTTATCAAAGAACTCGCGATGAGTAATACCACCTTCAAGTTCTTCTAATACGTAACGATACCAAGGGTCGTCTTTAGAAGGTATCTTATTATTCGTTGGTGTGTGTTGAGTTAAGTTCTGTGGAAGGTTACTAATTAAGTCTTCAATCTTTGTCCAAGGTTTCTTATAGAACTTAAAGATTGGTGCTCTAGTACCTTGCCAAAAGAAATAGAAAGAACGCTCACGAATTTGAGGTACGCCATGTAGTTGTGATTTAGTTCTATAAATCGACATAACATAACCATGTTCTTTAGCAATCTTATGAAGTTTCTCTACAACTGGTTTACCAACTTTACCAGCAAATCCTGGTGCATTCTCACCCCAGAATACTTTTGGCTGAAATGTACCTAATACTAATTCAGCAGTTTTGTACATCCAATCATTTGCTGCAGCGTCTGGACTTGCAGATGAAGATAAAGATGAAAGGCCTGCACATGGACAAGTAGTCGAGATAACATCAACTTTACTTGGCTTATGAGTACCACCATCATCCATAACGTAATATGGAATATCTTTGTAGTGATTTACTGCGTGTGAATCATTGGATCCGAATGCTTGAAAAGAAGCCAACCATTCAGGTCGACTTCCCATCGCTTGTTCTTGTCCCAAAGTTTGTCCACCGATTAGTGGAACTATTGAGGCGTGTTTAATCATAATCTCTCTTTAATCTGTTTCATCATTTCATCAAAAGTGTATTGCGAATCTTGGTGAGATTTGTAAAACTCAAACGCCATTTCACGGTACTCATTACGCATTCCACTATCCTTAGATAATTTATCTAGTACGTCAAAGGCTGGTTGCATGTTGTTATCATCTAACCAAATAGTGCCGGTATCTTTACAATCGATTAACTTTTTACCTTGAGCTCTATGAGTACATAGTTCACCATATCGTTTACGGAATACTGGAACTACACCAACACACGCCAACTCACAATGAGTGTACTCAATTGATCGTTGAATAAAGCGTTCATCCAACAAAGATAATTGATAACCAAAAGCAACCTTAGACATACGCTCTAACATTTGCTCATTAACATATGGACCAAAGACGTATGCTGGTTGATCGTAAGCTAATGGAATTGTAGTAATATCTTTATCGATTAAACCATGAAACTCTGATAACTCACGGAATGCAAGATACGCTGGTGATTTCTCAATACCTTCAAATGTAGTGATATAACCATTTGGACGTAAGTATTGATTATGGAAAGCAAACATTTGTTTGTAACCTTTCCAACTTGTCGTACGTCCAATCCATTTGTTGTGTTGATTATCTTGATCTTCAATAGGCTTCCAATACTTAGCACGAATAGAATCAAAATCAATGCCAGGTTGAAAGTTTAGAATAGTTTTACCTGAAGGTGCATCACCCATGAAAGCGTCTAAACCACCACCTCCAGTAATTTGCTCTACATAACGAGCAAAATCATTAGTACTAGAATGGCCGAAAAGAATGTCAGCCTTATTAACTGATTCTTCAATGGCCGCGTTACGTTTGATAGAAAGCGAGGAATGATCATGTTGTACAAGTACGATTGGTTTGTTAATCTCATTTAATGCTCTTTTAAATTGTTCTACACATGCTTCTGAATGACCAACTGAAGGTAAACTATTAATGATAACTACATCAGAATCATTACATCCATCGATCATCTTTTGTGTTTCTTCTGGCTTAGCGAACTTAAGTTGCACTACATTAGAAACATCGTGAGCATTTTTACGAGTCCATGACTTATCTTTAGATGAAAAGACTGTGAAGTCATATCCATTCTTTTTAAGCCATTTAGTTTGCTCAACTGTAAATTTAGTAACGCCACATCCCTCGATGCCGCGTCCCATAATAATTGCTACTTTCATACTGCAAATACCTTTATGTCTGCTTCATTAAACATATCAAGAGATTGCATCCATGATTCAAACCAATGAGGTCTTAACTCAAGGCATTCTTTTGAAACATATACTTCTTTAATTCCAACTTGAATAATACCTTTGCAGCATTCATTACATACAGGTAAACCGTATACGTAAAGTTTAGCGCCATTAAGTGAAACACCAGAGTATGTAGCATTATATATGACATTCATTTCAGCATGAACTACAAACTTGTATTTTGTTTCTCTATCATTTAATCTATCTGGGCGATCTAAGATTCCACGTGGAAAACCGTTATAACCCTGTGATAAGATTTGGCCTTTATCACCTACAGCAACAGCTCCAATTTGTGTATTAGGATCTTTAGACCATGACGAAATTTCTTTCGCCAGAGCCATATAGCGATCGTTCCATTTAGAACTCAAGACGACCTCCATTATCATCATCCCACTTTTCAACTAATTCAAAATGCCGCTCATAGATATGAAGAGAACCAACGTTCCAGTAAAGATTACCAAGAGCATATACTGTATTACATTTACGATTGACTGCATCAAGCAACTCTTGTTGTACAAATCTTTGCCAAGCATAATCGTTTTTGTAACCAAAGATTGCGTCATTTGAACGCATATAAACTGATGCATGTAATTGTCCATTTCGAATATAATATTGTACAGTGTTGGTACACATAAAATCTGACATACCATTTAGATTATATTCAACGTGCATAGAAGGACGTGTGTAAATCATTATAGCGCGGCGTGACAATGGTGACTTAGATAATTCTTCAACTACCTTAGTAAATTGATAACCATTTTCTTCTGAGTAAATGCACCAACCATAATTTGAATTAATGATACCATTCTTATCTGCAACCTGTTTCCAAATCGCTGGAGGACCACCTGGAATATCTTCAACATTCAAAGACATTGAGCGATACCATTCAAGTTCACGAGCAACATATTCTTGGTTGACTGTACCAAAGAGAGCTTCTTCATCTGCAATAAAACATGCATTAAGAATCTCAATAGTCTTTACACCACTTTTATCTGTTACGAATCTTTCACTAGCCAATTCATCAGCTAGAGCGTAACGCATATCATTAGCACTTGGAAGCCACATTATTTTCTATCCTTTTTATATCGATCGTCACACTCAGGATGTTCCATTTGATGAATCATGAGAATGATTAGTTGAGTAGTTGCATGAGCCAAATGTGATTTACCAGATTCTGGATCTAGATCTTCACCTGAGTGCCATGCGTTTAGATGACGTTGAATTGATGAATATGTTCTAATCCAAGGGGACCTACCACCATCATCACGCCAATTGTTTACGCCATATTTAGCTGCACCAAAACCAAGTACTTGAGCAATTTCAATCAGTGCTTCTGGTGGAATTAAACCAAGCTGAGGTTTACCTTCATCATATTTCATTATTGATTTCCAACTGAGTATTGAGAATTTTTATTGTAGCTACGAGAATTAGAAAGATTACGCATTTCACTTGCTAATTCTGGGTTATGAATTTCTGCTAACTTTTTCATTTTATGAATTGGCCAACATGCCATGATACGACCCATTGGTTCACGAGTAGTTGGTTTTGTATTCACTAACTTATAATCACGATCTACGCATTCAAAAATCTTAATATAATCTGTAGAATCGTATTCAACGAAAATTAAACGATCGACAGTCATACATTTACTAAGATTAGTTGCATGCATTGCGTTAACAGTAAAGCTACCATTAGGATGACGATTCTGAGTTTTTACTTCGATTTTCACACCGTCTTTGGTAGTCATATCTTTAGTGCTGTCATACTTATATTCTGACAACATAGCATCTTCAAGTTGAGATACTAGTAATTCACCAAGTTTACCAAGTTTTTCTTTATTAGTCATAAGAGCTCCGTCTATTATGTTATACAAGATATTATTATATCACAGTTATTTCCCGCTGTACAGGGATTAATCAACTGTTTTATAAGCATATTCTAATGCTCGTTCAGCCTCTGTTTGAAGTGGGCGCTTGGCATATATGTTAGCAGTATCCCTATCGAGTTGTCGAATAAGTTCTGCGATTTGATTAGGTGTAATTGGATATTTGCGTTTGATAGCGTTGCAGGCAATAGAAGTCATGATTTTATAGATCATTGAATAACGACCAGAGCCATCAGCATGCGCAATAGCTTTATAATCACTAATTAATTTTCTATTAACAAATGGACAATCGCCATAAGATGACCACTCAAAATCATAGTTAGCTTGTCCTTTCAAAAGTTCTTCTCTATGAGTGAGTACTTTCTTTTGAACTTCTGGTGGTAATCTATCCATGAATGTAGCTACACTTGATTGTGTAACCAAAAGTGGATGTTTTGTTATGAGAGAAGTTGGTTCAATGAAATTACCAGTACTGTTAGTAAAGATAAAGTTATTAGCGCCTGGATATAAAGCAGGAACGTAATACATTCTAGATAAGTCTTTAGTTTGCCCATCTCCGAGCTCGTCGAACTCTCTGTTGAGTGCGTACCAAAACTTCTTGATGTCTTCTTTCCGCACACTAGTTTTAAGTGGGAATACAAGCCGAAATTTCGGATGATCGATAGTACTACTAGAGGTAGAGTAACAAACGTAATAATAAGCACCGTACTTAGCATATAATTCCTTTTCTAAATCACCTTCAAATTTGTGATCGTCAATATCAAGCGCTGCCCAACCGGCCCATTCAATTACGTTATCATTAGCTCTAGTGGTTCCATTTGGGAATACTGCTGGTGAAATAAGTGGTGAAGCTTTAAGACCCTTAGGCGCTTTGCGTTCACCTTTCTTAAGTTTATAACCTGGCGTCTGAGACATCTTATAAAGCATAGCTTCAAAAGATTCCCAGTTATCATGATGTATTTTGCGATGAGTCTTATTATCAAAAATAGACTCAAACGCCGTCAAAGAATAATTCATATTCAATTAAAGTTTTTTCAATAATCCAATATTATCAGAGTGCGTTGGTGCAACCCAACCTGCTGGTTTAATTAAATCAGGTAGACCCAATGGATTTGGACGTGATTCTTTAATACCAACTTCTTTATTCATGTTAGCTTCTAAAACACGATCCCATGCTTTGTGAGCATCAACATTAAATGCATCAAGTGTACCAATTGCTACAACACATAAATCAATTAAAGCGTCAACAGTATCATCACCTGCTGTGGTTGTATCAATCTTACCAGCTTGACGTTCAACCAATGCTTTACGCATTTCATCTAGTTCTTCTTGTAAGAAGTCAATGCGAAACTTAAGGAATGCCTCAAGTTTATCTTTATCGAATTCTTTTACTACAGGATGTACACCATACTTAGCGTGCATATCTGCAATATCTTGTACCCAGTTTTTACTCATTCACTTCTCCTTATACTAATATTATACCATATCATTCTTTAGATGTATATGGTTCAATCTTTGCTTCAATTACAATACCATATGTTTCATCGTAATATACGTCTGTCGCTTGCCACCACCCGTAATCTGCTGGGGCTTTAATAGTTAATGGCATATCAAAGTTACCTTTAGTAATTTGAGTTGGATCGTTCTTACACATAGCGTTTTTACGCCATGCTTTCATAGCTTCTTCTAATAGTGTGTATGCATCTTTCGTCATGCAAAAAAGTCCTCTAGTGAAGCAACCGGTTCTGCATTCCAACCAATAGCTTCAAGAATACTTTTAGCTGGTTCAAGGAATGCTTTTTCGAATTGCGTATCGTTATCAATAAATTTATCTAGTTTAAATTCTGGTGGTAATATATCTATGAAGCCTATTACGTTTTCTTTTAAAGGATTGTTAGGATATAAGTGAATGTACTTAATTTTATCGCCACCACGAATAGGTGAGTAAGTTTTCAATCCTTGTTTATCCAGCATATAGTTATAAAGAATTGCAGCGCGAGAATTTATCGGCGTACCTTTTTTGTAGATCGTATCACGATCTTGATATTCCGAGACCGACGATACGCCACGTGGGAATGCTTTCTCGTGTGCTTGGAGAGTTTCAAATTTTGCTCGATAATTTCTAATAAATGCCTGAGTTTCAGCTTCCGTTCCATTGATGAGCACTTTAAACAACTCTTCAAAAGCCTCCCTACACGTTGCTGGTGTAGACGACTTGATCGCCTCGATCCCCATGATTTTAAGTTTTGGTTTTGCATAACGAACACCTTCATTATCTAGCACGTTAAGAATATATCGTTTCTTAGCAGTCCAAATTGCACGATCAGCAATTGCTTCGCGCTTCATAGTGATGCGGCGCTTATGGACATTTAATTGATCACCAAGTTTATCAAAGGATTTCTCTAGCACTGATTCCAAAGCGTCACTACAAAGTTTATCTAGGAAGTTTGTAATCTTAACTTTGTCTGTAAGTTTAGAAGCTTTAACTACATCTTCAAGCGCAACATAAACAGAGTCTGTGTCAATAGCAATAACATAATCTTTGTACTTAGCATTCTTTAAAGCTTTGTTTAGATAATCATTCACAGCCTTTTCAGCCCAGCGAATAATCATTTGACCAGATAAAGTAATACCTTCAGCGATTTCCATTGTGAAGTAACGGAAGTACTTATTACCTAATGCACCATACAAAGAGTTCAAAAGAATCTTAATCGCAGTTTGTTGGTTTTCAAAGGTTGCAATATCACGTTCAATACGATAAACTTCTTGCTTATTACTTTTATCTGCAGCTTCCAATTCTTTCTTAGAAGCAATCATTAGCTTTTTAATCTTTACACGTTCATCATACATTTCCTCAATGATCTTAGGCATGAAACCTTGCTTAGCATTAGAGAACATTTGACCTGAACCTGCAACGCCAACACCTTCAATTTTTTCAGGCACATAACCTTCGAGGATTGAATCTGGAGAAATGCGATGATCGTAACGACCTTTCATAATTGTTTCTGGACTCATGTTCCATTGCACAATAATGTTAGGATAGAGTGAGTTAACGTCAAAAGAAGCAACCCAATCGTGCACACCACATTGTGGAGGTTTTACATAACCACCTTCGTAATCAGATTTAAATGATTCTTTGTTAGGTGGTACAATAATGTTTTGAGGTAAAAGATAACGATAGATGAGTGTATCCCAAATACCAGTTGTACCAAATGTATCATTAAAGTTTACACCAGCTTTATAAGCCATAGTAAAACATAAAGTCATTAGGCCAATCTTATCATCAATACGATCTACAAGATCTACGTCACGAATATTATAATCAATAAACTTTTGGTGATCGTTGATATAAAGTGAGTGTAGACTTCCATCGTATTCCAACTTACGTTCACCAAGAACTACATAAGCAATATGATCTAGACGGTATGATTCTTGAGCACCGAATGAATATCCAAACTTTTTAAACAAGTCGAGATAATCAATTTGAGAAACACCAATGATGTCATAAAGCTGTGTTTGCTTTTTCATCATTGTAACTTGCTTTTCTTCTACTCTACCCCAAGGTGATAAGAGTTTAATCTTATCTTCGTCTAGAATACGACGGCAACGATTAATGATATATGGAATATCAAATGTACGCATATTCCAACCAGTAACTACGTCTGGCATATGTGATGGTGTTGACCAATGTGCTAAGAATCTTAAAAGGAGTTCGTTTTCAGTAGCACACTTTGTATAGACTACACGATTATCTTTCATAATCGTTTTAGTCACGTCATAATCACCAAGACCCCAAACATAGAATGTGTTGTCAATATTATTCTTTAAACAGATCGCAGTGATAGGATACTTAGCTTCTTCTGGTTCTGGGAAACCTTCGTTAGATTGTACCTCAATATCGATGTTTGTAACGTTAATTAAGTTACGATCGAATTTGATTTCACCAGGCCAATGTTCAGCTACGTATTGGGCGATGTAGTTAGTGTTACCATAGATTTCAAAATTAGATACATCTTTGTATCTTTCCATGAATTCTTTAGCTTCACGCATAGTTTCCAGTTTAACTGGTTCTACGTACTTACCATCTAAAGATTTAAATGCTGTGGGTTTTTCTACTGGTACATAAAGAGTTGGAGAAAACGGAACTTTGACGTGCATCCGTTTTCCATCTTTATACCCGCGGTAGAGAAGAGAGTTGCCATAACGAGAGATTGAAGTATAAAATTCCATAGTTAATATTATATCACAAGTAAAACCCGTTGTACAGGTTTATCGTGGCATAACGTTAGCTATTTCGATTCCACTTCCAAACATCTTATTATAATTATTTCTAAGTTCTACTGTCGCTTCAAACTTAATAGAAACTTTATCTTTTAAGATTGTAATCTTATTAAACTCTGCATATGGTGCATATGGCATTAGTGCAATACCAAACGAACTTCCACCAGATTGTGATGGAACTAAATGAATTGCTGCGGGATTACGCATCACAACTTCAATAGCATCTTCTGAAACAACTTCACCAATGAGATCTTGGCCATTCATTAACTGATAACAACTAATCATATTTGTCCATTCTTTTCTATAACATACTCAATAAAAATATTCGCTTCAATTTCGTTTCTCACACATTGCATATGAAAAACACCAGTTAGTTCATTGTACATATAAATCAATATACGTTCTTTAAACATAC